TCAAGGGGGACTGAGAGATGCTTCCACAGCTTCCCGGCTTTGATCGCCTGCCGCGCAAGAAGCGGCGGATCATGGCGCACCTTTACGATGCGGGGTCGAGCCCGACAGACGACTGCAAGACGATCGCTTGCTTTGCGTGCAAGGCGTGCGGTTGGGATAGTGGCTGGCGCGATGATGACCGGCCCGACAGCGAGATTAGGCGCGGCATTCCGTGCGAGAAATGCAACTGAGGGAGACACGCCATGACCGCACGCCCGCTTTATGTGTACGATCCAGACAGGCCGTTTTACGTTGATTTTCCCTTTAAGCTCAGCGAGGCAGAGAAACAGCCATCACAATTCATTGATCGGTCATTTCTCCACAACAGAGAGATGAGCGACGGCACACCAAGGTGCGAGAAGGGATGGCGCAGCGTTCTGGAATATGAGTATCCAAAGTCACACCGCCCCAGAGCGGCAAGGATTTTCGTCACATCTCCGCTGTTTTCGACCAAGGCCGCGGCGGAAGCGTGGTGGCCAGAGCAAACACCTCGAAGGGAAGATGAGCCATGAGCCGATGGGGCCCACCAACACCGACGCCGCCGAGGCCAAGCGCCGAGATCCTGCGCGCCGAAATGCAGCGCCTCGTGTCGGGTCCGGTCATGTTCCGCCGCCTGCCGCCGAAGGTAGCGAGGCACATGCTTGAGGTGCAGAAGGGCGGTAAGCCGTGGGGTGACGATCGCCACCACACCAACAGCAAAATGTGGAGGGATGAGTGATGACTGAACCATCCAAGCCGTCGATACTGACGCTGATCGCGGAAGGCATATCGGAGGGCCTGCATCCAGACGAGCGCATGGCGTTTTTCGATGCGCTGCCGTCCGACGAGCCCCCGGTTCAGTATCTGTTTCTGGCCGAGGCGATACGAGCGGGCAATCCCGGCCATGAGAACGCCCAGGCCAAGGTGGACTCGACGCTCGATTTCATGAACGGGCCGACGAGGAACGGGCCCTGGTGTAATGATCCCGGCATTCTTCTGTGCGCCTTGGCTCTCAGGATTGCGGAGGCAGAGCCAAATTACCGGAACTTCATTTACGCGCTCTACCTGTTCAACGCGCTTGGCAGGTTCAAGCCGTCGAATGGCCCGGCCTACAGATGCGAGACGACAGAGAAATTGCGATCCCGGTCAGGTGACATTCCCCCGGAAGCCTACCGGAAGGCTTGTCTCAGACAGCGTGACATTCTGCTGCGGCTTGTCCGCGATGCCTGATCCCGAACCGGTCACGGCAGCACAGGCCGCTGTCGCATGGAACGTGATCTTCATGGCCGCAAAGCCACCATGCGAGATCGAAAAGGCGAGGGCGATCTTGTCCAGATGGGCAAACCAGCAGTCACACGCCAATGGGATGCGATCCTAGCGCCAGCAGGCCACAACTACGCGATCCAGTGACATTGCCCCCCAATCGCGCTAATGGTGCCATGGCGGGGCAGCGCGGCCCCGTGTGGGGCTGCTCTGGAGAAAGCGATGGCTGGCGCTGAAATGATGGTCCTCAAGGACACGCTCGCCATCCTGAGCGAATTGAACCGGCGTTGGGAGCAGCGTCGGTTTTTCCGTCTGTTCCCCGAGGTGGACACGGTGCAGCCAGACGGCTCGATTATCCATGCCCGCGAGAAGTACCAGAAGCATCTTGAGTTCTTCCGAAGCGGCAAGGATTACCGCGAAAGATGTATGCTCGCAGCGAATCGTGTTGGAAAATGTAGATTATACAATGACCTAGTTGAACACCCAGATGGAAGCACGTCGATGATCGGCGATTTGTTTGACGCCGGGGTGCCGTTTAGCGTGAAGGCGTGGGATGGAAGCAGGGTCGTTCACGCAAGGGTCAGCAGTGTAATTCAAAAGCCAGCGGATGAGTGCGTAGAGGTCTTGCTCGACACCGGAGACACCTTCACTTGCTCGCTTGACCATCGAGTCTTAACCGACGCCGGCTATGAGTTCGTAGGATCGCTTCTCGCATCCGTTGCTTGCCTTCCGGGGTGTGGTTTGGGATTCGGCCCGTCAGTTCATGGCGAAGATGCTCAGCATTGCTGGCAAAAACCTCTAGATTTTCCGGTTCATTACCGAGACGATCCCCGTTTCGATGGTGGACGACCTCGGTTGGCAGTAGGTAGCGCCCAAGCTGCGCTTCCATTACAAGCCGATGCTCCGCCACATACCTTTGCTTGGTCGCCTGCGGATGATCTGGACGGTAGAGGTAGCGGTATCCGCCAACTATCTTTGAGCCGCCTTGCCAGTTGGGGTGGCCGGCTCCGCGCCTTGGTCCGGTCTTTTGCGTTTTCAGCCCAAGCCGAGTGGATGTCCGACCGACACAAGACCTTGAAACGCCCAATATTTTCGCAATTTCTGGCTGCGTCAGCTTCTGGACTTCGATCATGTCGCGGAGTCTTTCGTGGTCAATCTTTGCGGCGGGCATTGCTCTCTCCTGATGGCTCTAAGCGAATGATCGTAGCCTATCGCCCTATTGGGCGCTACCCACTTTATGACATGACCGTGCCAGTCTACGGAAACTACATTGCTGACGGGATCGTCCATCACAACACTTTCGGCGCCGGCGGCTACGAAATGACATGCCACGTCACCGGCATGTACCCGGAGTGGTGGGAGGGCAAGCGGTTCGACCGGCCCGTCCGTGCGTGGGTGGCGGGCAAGACCAACGAGACAACGCGAGACATTGTGCAGACCACGTTGCTGGGCAGCCCCCACACCATCGGTTCCCGCAAGCGGTTCGACGGCACCGGCGTTATCCCAGGGCACCTGATCGGCGCAATAACGTGGAAGCAGGGCGTGCCCGACCTCGCCGACACCGTGCGCATCCTCCACGTTCCCACAGGCGGATACAGCACGCTCGGGATCAAATCCTACCAGCAGGGTCGCGGATCGTTCGAGGGCACAACGCAGCACGCGATCTGGTTTGACGAGGAACCGCCAGAGGATGTCTACGGCGAGGCGCTTATTCGGACAGCCACGACTGACGGAATTATCTTGTTGACTTTCACCCCGCTGGAAGGATTGAGCAAGGTTGTGCTATCCTTTCTCCCACGGGACATGAGACCTTACGATCCGGATGACCCCGACAACGACGAACAGGAGTATTGACGATGCCCCCCAAACACCACATCGGGCCAATGAACGATGTCTCTGGTCCAAGCCCGAAAATCCGAAACATCACGCCGGCAAACAGCGACATGGATGACATGATCAGGAAGCTGCGCGTTGGCGGTGGTTCCGCCGCCACCCTGACAGTCTGGGATGCGACCGGAACATCAATCCTGTTCGAGGGCGTAAATGCCGGGGATGAGTTCATCGGATATTTCTCAAGGGTCATGTCCACAGGAACGACAGCAACGAACATCGTGGGCTGGGCCTGACCCAATGGGCGAGATAAGCGGCTCCAAATACATGGTCAATGCGGGCTGGATTGATGTCCCGCACATCACCGCCAAAGCCCAGAAAGACCTGTACGACTCGACGCCGCCATACCTGCGGGAAGCCAGATCGAAGGGCATCCCCTCTCTCGGATCGGGTGCGATCTATCCGATCCCCCTCGAAGAAGTCTCCGTCGAGCCATTTGCGATCCCGACGTACTGGAAGCGCGGATACGGCCTCGATGTCGGCTGGAACGCCACTGCCGCGATCTGGATAGCGCAAGACCCGGACTCGATGGTTCGCTACGCCTATGCCGAGTACCGCCAGGGTCAGGCTCTCCCGGCCGTCCACGCCACAGCAATAAAAGCCCGCGGCCCATGGATACGAGGTGCCATTGATCCGGCATCGAGAGGCAGATCGCAGGACGAGGGCAAGCAGCTCATTGCAACCTACGGTGCCTTGGGCCTCCAGGTCATACCCGGCGTGAACGCCGTCGAGGCAGGCTTGTTCGAGGTCTGGACGGCGCTCTCGGTGGGCAGGCTCAAGCTGTTCACCACACTGCAATCCTTGCAGGGCGAATACCGTCTCTATCGCCGCGACGAAAACGGCAAGGTCGTCAAGCAGAACGATCACGGACTCGACGCCATGCGCTACGCCTTCATGACGTTCGACCGCATCGCCACCGTGAAGCTCCAAGCCCCCGTTGACCAGACCAACGTGTACCGGATGGGCGATCAGAAAGCAGGCTACTGATGTACGATGATCCCGATGAGACCATGCAGCACGATGAGCCGAAGGAGGACATGAGCGAAAAGCTGAGCGTGTTCGTTGACGGTCTGGAATCGGAAGCAAAGCGCCGGGTGGACAAGAGGGCTCGCACCGAAACCCGGTGGTTGCAAGATTTGCAGCAATATCACGGCATTTATGACCATGATACGTTGAAGCGACTGGAAGAAGGCAGGCTGTCCCAGATATTCATCAACATGACAGCGCCGAAAACCGACACGCTCGTTGCGCGCCTCTACGATCTGCTGTTTCCGACCGATGATCGGAACTTCTCGATCGGCCCGACGCCGGTGCCGGAACTCACGGACAAGGCCGCCGCCGCCGCCGAGAAGGTCTCTGGCCTCAAGGCGAAGGCCGATGACTCCCAAAAGCAGGCAGGGGCGCTGATGGAGGCCGGCAACCCGGAAGCCGCCATGGCTCAGGAAGGTCAGACGCGCAAGATTGAGCAAGAGGAAGTCCTGGCCCGCGCAGATCACGATGCCCTCCAGTCCACGATCAACGAGGCCAACCGCCGCGCCGAACTGATGCAGGCCGAGATTGACGATCAGCTTGTGCAGTGCAGCGCCGCCGAGCAGGCCCGCAAGGTCATCGAGGATGGGTGCAAGATCGGCATGGGCGTTTTCAAGGGCCCGGTGCAGAGCGGCGCAAAGCGGCGATGGATCAAGGACGAAACCGGCACCCCGACGCTCAACATCGTTCAGGACAAAAGCCCGGCCGCCCATTGGGTCGATCCCTGGTCCTTCTTTCCCGATCCAGACTTTACCGATGTCGCAAGGGGTCGTGGCGCATTCGAGCGTCACCTGAAAACCAAGGACGATCTGCGCCGGATGGCAGCGGAGCGCGATGATTTCGATCTGGACGTGGTGCGCAAGATCCTCAGTGACAAGCCGCAGGGCAGCGCACCGAATTACCTGATCCAGTTGCAGAGCATCAATGGCAACTCGGACGGCGATCTGAAAGACACCTATCAGATATGGGAATACACCGGCCCGGTGGACAACGAGGACATGCAGCTTTTGCTGGAATCCTCAATGCCAGAAGGCGAGACGGTCGATGAGATCGACGTTCTCACATCATACCACGCAAAGGTCTGGTTCTGTCAGGGTATGGTTCTGTCGTTCGCCCTGCACCCGCTGGACTCGAACGAGTGCATCTACTCGGTCTACACGATCCGCCCTGATGAAGCCTCGCCGTTTGGCTACGGCATTCCGTGGATCATCCGAAACCCGCAGTCCGTCCTGAACGCTGCCTTCCGCATGATGATGGACAACTCGTCTCTTTCGACCGGCCCGCAGATCGTCGTGACCAACGACATCGTGACGCCACAAGACGGAAACTGGCGTCTGAGCCCACGCAAGATATGGCTGCGGGACAGCTCCAAGAGCACGTCTGGCATCCCGGCTTTCGAGGCATTCCCGATCAACTCGAACCAGACCGAACTGGCCAACATTGTCAGTCTCGGCTCCGCGCTGATTGACGAAACCAGCGGTATGCCAGCCATTGCGCAGGGCGAGCAGGGAACCGGCGTCACCAAGACGGCGCAGGGCATGGCCCTCCTGATGAACAGCGCCAACGTCATCTTCCGCCGCATGGTCCGGATCTACGACGACAACGTGACGGTGCCGATGGTGCGGCGCTTTTACGACTGGAACATGCAGTTTTCGGACAAGGATGAGATCAAGGGCGACTACGACGTTCACGCCCGCGGATCTGGCGTTCTGCTGGTCAGGGAGATGCAGGCGACCAATCTGCTGATGATCGCCCAGATGTTTGGAGACCACCCCGTTTACGGCCCGATGATCCGCCACGACGGCCTGCTGCGCGCGATCTTCAAGGCGCACATGGTTCCGTCCGATGAGGTCATCAAGCCCGAGGCCGAATACAAGAAGGCGATGGCCGAACAGCAGGAACAGCAAGACCCTGCCGCCGCCGCACAAGCCGCCCTTGCCGAGGCGAAGAAGGCCGAGGTGGAGGCCAAGCGCGAGGAAACGTCGGCACGGTCTGCGTCCGCAGAACTCGAATGGTCCACGCGACTGCAAATCGCCGAAATGCAGTATCAGGCCGGCATGGAGCGCGTTGCCATGAACCTGAACATCAGCGACGAAGAACTCGCCTTTCGTGAAAAAGAACTCCAAGCCGTGCGTGCCCACAAGGATCGGGCCCTCGCTGCCGAGATCGCAATCAAGCGAGAGTCCGGTGATTCCGCAGGGGGTTCAGTGTGATCCCGAACCTTGATTTTGAGGCCAGACTTGCGATCAAAACCTATGCCGCAGATCGCATAAAAAAACTCCATCTTGCTTTGGAGGCCGATAATCAGTTATCTGAGACCCAGATCATCAGAGGAAAGATCAAGGAATTGCGGGCTCTTGAGGCTGAGGTTTCTGATCCAAAGGCTGAGGTTCTTTCGACCGCGACAGTATCGTACTGACGCAAAGATGGCCGCGAAAGCCGCCAGATTGTCTGCGAAAGTGGACGCAACCCGGAGCCGCCATAGCCGCCCGGACACATGAAGGTGACAAGGAATGAACGTAGCCGCCACCACCACGCCCGAAGATGCAGCGCCCGACGCTGCCCCGGAGGTCGAGGTATCTGACGAGCAGCTTTGGAACGAAATCGCAACAGACGACGGCAAGCCGGAGCCCGAGGAAGTCGCGGACGACGAATCTGAAAGCGCCTCGGAGGAAATGGACGCGGACGATCAGGCCGAAGTTGCCGATGGCAAACCCGAAGCAGATGAAGTGCCCCAACTCGAACGACTGCGGCACCAACTCAAAAGCGAAATGGGACGGACGCAGGCCCTGGCGCGCAAGTCATCCAATCTCACGGATGAAATTGCCCGGCTACAGGCCCTTCTGAATGACAGCAAACCGACAGCGGAAGCGAAGCTGAGCCGAGAAAAGCTGGCCAAGGCGCGCGAAGAATACGGCGATGTGATCGGCCCTCTTGCCGACCAGATGGACGTGTACGAAAAGCGCATGGAAGGCATGTCGAAGGCGAATGAATCACAGCTTCAACGCAGCCAGCGGGAACTCACGGATTTCCACCAGGAGCAGACCGATATCTTTCGGAAAGAGCACCCTGACGGCCACGCCAGCATCGCGGAAAACCGCCCTGCTTTCGATGCTTGGCTCAGGGATCAGACCGGAGATCTTCGTGACGCTTTTAAGGTCAACGAACAGTTTATGGTTGACGGAAAATCTGCCGCATATGTCGTAGCATCATGGAAAGCATCCCTCGCTGACGCGGCCAAAGGAGACGCCCCCGCACCCGATAGCAAAGCAACGCTACAGGCGCGCCGGGACAAGCAACTTGTTGGCTCAAAGTCCGAACGGCCGGGCGGCTCAAGCGCCGTGACATCAGCACCCCCTGCTGATGGCGCGAGCGATCAGGCCATCTGGGATCACTTCGAGGCTGCTGACGCAAAGCGCTCCGCCCGTCGCTGACCTGTGGCTCCTTAATGGAGCGACCCAATGGTCACGAAAAGCACAGACTCTGGCATCAGACAGCGCACACTCGTCTACGCAGAACGGGAAATGCTCAAGCACGCCATGCCCGTCATGGTGCTCGACAAGTTCGGCCTTTCCAAGCGGATGCCGAAGAACAAGAGCACGGTCATCAAGTTCCGGCGCCCGATCGTATTCAATCCGGTGTCCACACCGCTGGCAGAAGGCGTCACGCCCAGCCCGACCCCCTTCGGCTACGAGGATGTCACCGCAACCCTTCGCCAGTACGGCATGGTTGTTGGCATCACCGATGTCATCGCCGACACGCATGAAGATCCGGTTCTGAACGATGCGACCGTCCAGGCGGGCGAAAACATCGGCCGCACGATCGAGCAACTGACCTACGGCGTCCTTCGGGCCGGAACCAACGTGTTCTACTCCAACGGATCGGCCCGAAGCGCAGTCAATACGGTCATCACCCTCAGCAAGCAGCGGGCGATCACGCGCGCCCTCAAGGCCCAGAAGTCGATGAAGATCACCCAGATCTTGTCGGCGTCTCCGGGCTACGAGACGCGTGCGGTCGAGGCAGCCTACGTCGCCGTTGCCCACACCGACCTGGAGGCCGACATCCGCGGCCTCGCGGGCTTTACCCCGGTTGCCGAATATGGCCAGCGGAAACCGCTCGCCCCCGAGGAAATCGGTTCCGTCGAGGATGTGCGATACATCCTTTCGTCCGATCTGGAATCCTTTCCGAATGCGGGCGGCTCGGCTGGCTCGATGGTCTCGACGGGCGGCAGCAATGCCGATGTTTACCCGATCCTCTACTTCGGGAAGGAAGCCTACGGCGTCGTCGCTTTGCGCGATCAGGGTGCCGTGTCGCCGACCATCATTCCCGTCGGGATGAAAACCAAGGACGACCCCTTGGGTCAGCGCGGCTACGTCGGCTGGAAAACGTGGTTCGCCGCGAAGATCCTGAACGAGCAATGGATGGCCCGGCTCGAAGTCGCCGTCACCGCCCTGTGATCTGATATGGCGGCCCGAATGAGCGGGCCGCCATCCACCATCAACTAAAAGGAAAACGCAATGTTCAAAGGACATTTCGCATCCGGATCCATCACAGGCACCGGCGCTGCTATCAACGTACCTCTGGGGTTCGCCCCGACACTCGTTCGCATCCGGAACCGCACCTCCCGCGACGAACTGACATGGGACAGCGCGATGACCGCGGGCCATGGCACCAAGCGCGTGGCGGCCGGAACGGCGACGGCGATCACAGCCAACGGCATCAGCCCCTACGCCGGCACGGACATAGCCAGTGTCGGGTTCACGATCGGAACTGACACCGACATCAACGTCACAGCCGAACTGCTGTTCTACGAAGCATACGGCCAGGACTGAAAACAGGGCGGGGCTTCGGCCCCGCCTTTCCCTTGAAACCGGAGAGATCAAGATGTCACTGACAGACCGCCAAAAAGAGATAGTCGAGGCAGCAGGCCAGCTCGATGATCACGAATTTACGGCCGAGGATCGCCCCAAGGTTGATGCACTCAACGAATGGCTGGAATTTCACGACCGAGAGCCCACGACCGCAGCAGAGCGCGACGAGACATGGGACGCCGTTCTGCTGATCGCAGCCGAACAAGGTGCCGCCGAGGCACTGGCGGATATGGCCGAAGTGGATGAGGCCCCGTCCGAGTGGAAGGATATCGTCGTGACGGAGTCCGGGTCGGACCCGGTTCCCCTTTACGTCCACGGCCTCGGGCGATGGAGCCTGAGAGTGAACGGAGATCCGCAGAGCCTGCCGCCCGAAGCGCTCTCGGCCCTCGATGACGCAAACATCAAATACAAGGAAGTTGAAGTATGACCGACGCACCCAAATTCACCAGAATGCCGATTGCCGACGCCTCTGTTGACGACCTCCGGTATTTCGCCGGCACCCACCTTGGCCTCGACGGCATCACCGAGAAGGACACC